CAAATTCTTCTTTAAATTGGCAGATTTTTCTTTATCGATAGTATTCCTTATCTCGGACACAGATAGGCGACTCTTGCCCTCCCTAATGCGGTTTAAACCATATTCTAGAGTTACATAGTTAGGCTCCTTGGAATAAATGTTTTTAAAGATCGTTATCATACTGCTGAATTGGTTTAAATGCTTTTACGGCTTGGTTCACTTTATCTTGATACGAATTACTAGTGGTAAGGCTTATTGGTTTTAAAAACGGAATAGTATTTCGTATTTTAGATTTCCATGATTTAATCGGCTTGTTATTCCCGTCTTTCCAATCATTTTCAACCCATGATAAAAATTTAGATTTTAACGAATACTCATACAAAGAAAAAATCATCCCGTTTTTTATCATATCATCCTTGCAAAAAGATAGAAACTCATCAATACTTGGTTTACTTTCTTTACTTTCCTTTCCTTTTATTTCCTTTCCTTTCCTTTCCTTTATAGCATTGCTATCGGATTGCGTTTGCAATGCGTTCGCATCAATTTTATTTTTATTCCATCTAGAATACGCGCTATCTCTAGCTTTTTGGCTTTTGTCTTGTCGGTTATTTATTCTATTTTGCACAGATAAACTACCAAAATTATCACCATTAAAAACGAATAAATCAAAGTCGTGTAATACGCTTTTTATAATGTCGCTTTCCGTTCTTAAATCAAATGCAATGCCATCGTAATCCAAATGCAATGCGTTCGCATTATTGTATAGTTCTTCCACAATAGCCCAAAAAATACCATACCCCTGCATCCCGTGTTTTCTAATTAGCTTTTTAATTTTTTCATCATTCCTACTATTGTAGTCATGTGAAAAATAAAATGTGTCCTTTGACATTTTTTAGTTGAGTTATAAGTTTTTAAAATCAGTTCCAAGTACGTTGTTTATCTTGTCTAGATTTTTGTCAGACAAAGAAAAATGCTTCTGTTTAAACACAGAATAAAGAGTTGGATAAGGTATTTGCGTTTTCTCCGAAAGCCAAGATAAATTCCTCTCTATTTCTTCCAAATGTAATAAAACCGCATCTCTAGCGTCAAGCGTTGTTTCTTTTTCCATAAATTTTAGTTGTTTACAAGAGCAAAGTAAAAGTATTTAATTTAAATTCCAAAAATTTTTTTTGTTAAATTATTAAATTAATTATATTTGCCAATGGAAAACAAAGAATTAATCTATGAATTAGCCAAAAAACTTGATATGGTAATAGAGGTACATAAGAAAGGGGAGTATCAAGGAAAATATAGATTTATAGGCAATAAATTACATAAACTAAAAGAAAAACCAGAAAATGTCCCACAAAGAGAAAGCGGTAGAGATTTACACTAAGTTTTTTTTAAAATTAAAAAATATCCCATTTGAAGAACGTATAGACAAAGCAAAATTAGAAGCAGTTAAATATGCTGAAGATAAAATCTATAAATGTAAAGATCCAGATAATCATTTATACTGGGAATATGTAAAAGGATATATTAGTAAAATTAAAATAAAAAAAACACCATGAAATTAAATTCAAACATTCCAAGTTTTAAAGCATTTGTAAGAAAATCATATTTTACAAAAAATGAAGTTGATGCTGATGAGTTTTACAATGTATATGTATTTGCTTTACAATCTTGTGCAGGGAAAATAGTTACATTTCATGTTCTTACCGATTCTGGCATGCTAAGAAGCAGAGTACCTCTATCTGAAATTTACACTAAAATGCCAACAAAAGATATTCCTTATAATTACAAACAATTATGGGATTGTTTTAGTGAAAATGTATCTATAATTGAATATGATTTTTTAGCATTTCATAGATGTCAAGTTGTTTTAAGAGATAGCACAAAAGTTTGGGCAACATACATTTTTACAATTGATTGGTATAACAACCCATATAGCGATGAGCCATCTGATTACAAGTGTGGACATGTTTTAGAGTCTGATGATGGGTACTTGTTATGTATGCCTAATAATAGAATATTTTGGAAAGATTCTAATTGGGTAACAAAACAATTGCCAGAAGATTTAAAACAATTTAAGGTTGACACCAATTTAGATTCCGTTGAAAACCAGTCTGACAAATGGGTGGTAGAAGATACAAATTCTTTTTATTATGATATTAACGAAAATAAATGAGAAACTCAACAATAATTGTAAAAAAGAAAAGATGCATTAATTGCAGTAAAATTGATTATCATTTTTCAAAAAAAATGTGTAAACAATGCGCCACAATACATAGCACACAAAGGAGAATGGACGCACATGAAGAAGAAGATTTTGAAAGTTTCAAAAATTTAACAGAAGATCTTGATCATGTTTTTAGCCAATACATTAGATGCAAATATGCTGATAAAGAAGGTATGGTTGAGTGTTTTACTTCAGGTAAAAAATATCATTGGACTAAAATCCAAAATGGGCATTTTATCCCAAGAGCTAATTTAGGCACCAGATGGCTTGAGCAAAACTGTCGCCCGCAGTCTGAAAATGACAATGTGTTTTTATCCGGTAATTTGGATGTATATGCTAAAAAATTAGACCAAGAAAGATCTGGGACAGTCGAATACCTTCAAGAATTAGCTAGGCAGGTTGCTAAACCAACAAAAGACGAGCTTAAAAGCCTAATTATTGAATATAGGGCTAAATTGGACTTGGTTAAAAAGAAATTTTTAAAAATAATTTAAAAAACACATAATTTTACATAGTTCCGTGTTTTTTTTTGGTTAGATTTTAGTTGAAGCCCCTGTTATTTATAACGGGGGTTTTTTGTAGTTTTAGTCTTAATTTTGAGATATGAGATACAATATCCCCGAAGAATATAAGCCTTTTATAACATCAGTAAAAAGACAATGTAAGAAATATGGGATAGAATTAATTTTATCGCCATCAAGGCGCGTAGTGCTAACAGATGATTATTTGCAAGAATGTAGTGGATATTTTTGTGATACAGACAAAGCGCTTGTGGTTGCTTGTGGGAAACCTTTTGAAGAATGGGTTGAAATACTTATCCATGAATTTTCACATATGGAACAATGGAAGTCTGACGAAAGGTGGAATGATTGGAATGATAATACAGGCAAAACATGGGATTGGCTAGCAGGTAATATTATGCTTAATAAAACACAAGTACTTAATATGCTTGACTCTATGGTTGAGCTAGAAAAAGATTGCGAAATAAGAGCTATTGAAAAAATAAAGAAATGGAATCTTCCAGTTAACCTAACTAGATATGTAAAAAAGGCAAATGTATATTTATACAGTTATCACATGATGCCTATTCTTAAAAGATTTCCTACTGGAATATATACTGATAAAACTTTAATAGAAATGGCTCCCAAGGGTTTTAAAAAAACATATAGAAATGTTCCTAAAGATATGTCTGAATATATAATATTAAATTATTCTAAGAAATAATTATAAAATTTTATCATTAATAATTCTTTTATTTAGAACTTCAAATTCTCCATTTTTTTCTACCAAGATATGCGCGAATCCTACATTGTGTTTTGTATTGTGTGGATCATAGTCCGGAGCTAATGTGCATAAGCATCCAACACTCCAACAACTAATCTGTTCTTCTTTTATATTTGTTTCAGAATGATTTGAAGTAGCGTGAACATGACCAATAATCATTGAGCTTTTAGCTCTCATAAATACGCCTCTTGCAGCGTTTACGGGTGCCATGAATCCTCTCACAATTGTGTGGCCATGTAGCATGTGCAACTTACCCGCGCGAACCACTACATGTTGTTCATAAAATTCTACGTTATATTTTTTTAAATCAAGTCTTTGCGGCAATCTGTAATATTCATCATTAAAAAATACAGGTGCTTTTTTCATTAAGTATCTTACATACCAATTATCATGATTTCCCTCTAGCCAAACTATATGTGCTTTTGGAAATTTTGTTCTTAAATGCGAAAGAAATATTTCACAATATTCAAACCACTCAACTACATCATCTTTTCCCGGAGGCGGTGCATCATGACTTGTAAACGGGGTGTTGTCTAAAATATCTCCTCCCAATACAATACAATTAATTTTATTCTTAACCCCATACTCAATAGCTAACTTAATAGCATCGTTGTCTTGATTTGGAATGTGAATATCTGATAGCCAAAGAATATTATTAGAACTTGTTGGTAAATCTACAAATGCTCTGTTTTGCATTTTAGATGGAGGCAAATCCGGAGTATGTGTAATTTTTATATATTTACTTGACTTTTTTCCGCAAGCACTTGAAACTCCTCTTATTGCAGTCCTTGCGTGTTCTACGCTGTTAAAAATATGTTCATGATCATTGTAAAGTTTAGCCGCAATTGAGTGTTTACTAATAGACGGGAATTTTGCTAAATACTCGGCCGCTAGTTGCTGTTTTTGTGTCATTAAAACATTTTAATATAAAATTAACAAATTAAATTGCTTTATTGAAAATAAATATCAAAATATTAACATTAAATTAATTTTTACCCCTAAAACCAATTACTACGCCCCAATACCCCCATCTAATTGAAATTCCCATAAAATTTGAATTTTTTGATCTTATAAAAGACAAAGATGGAAATAAAAAAAACTCATTTGAATATTTACTTGAATGAAAATCATTGAAAAAACTAAACATAACCATATTTTTTTAAAATTTTAGATAATACTGTTTCGTGTTTTGGCGAAATAAGCCCCATTTTAAGACTTTTATCAAAATTTGACCTATTGATACCCGCTTGCCTACAAAGTGCCGAAATATTGATTAATTCATGGGTTTTTAACCAATCTACCAAAGTATCCGCTTTGGCAACTTCTTGTTTTGGCGACACATCAATTTTTACACTACCGCCAACTTCTTTTTTGTATAAAATCTCTCTTGACATATCTATACCATTTTTTTGGTACCACAAATATAGTATAAATAAAATATTGGTACCAAATATTTGGTATGTTTTTTATATTATTAGCAAATCACCTACCCATTCCCCTCCTTCATACCAATACCAACACATCCCCCTAACCACATACATACAACTGCCTGACCTGACCACATTGCAACCACTAAACCACCCTACAACCCATATACACCAAGCAATTGCCCGTACCCATAACCAAAACCCAAAACCAAAAACCGAACCCCCGTACCACCACTTTGCCCGTTCCCCCTTGCGGTTGACTACACCCTGTTTCGTTACGTTACCCCCTCTCCCTCTAAGTGATTGAGTTTTAAATTTTTCGCTTACGCGAGTTATTATAGATGTGGCTTGGTTTTCAGAGGATTTGGAAAATAAAAAACCCGGCCGCCTAAAAAGGTACCGGGGGGATCAGTTGTCCGTACTAAACCATTAACATGGCAAAGATAGTAGAAAAAAAATATTAAATTTATTTTTTTAATTAAATAATTAAATTTAACTTTGATAAAAATATAGAATATGGCAAGACTACCAAATCCAGATTCAGTTGCCAGTAAGACCGGCGTACTAGAAGTGGATAAAACAATTTCCTTTAATAACCCGGTTACATCTGTGGCCGTAATGATATCCCATCTTAAAAAAACACAGGAACATCAAGCTAAGATCTTCAAGATTAAGCACACTAATGGAATCACTTATGTAACTAGGGTTAAATAATTAAAAGGCTTCAACTAAAATGGAAATCAGAACAATTAACTATCAAAAAACATTCAATCTTGGCAATTACCAATCAGAAAGAATTGGTGTCGAGATTGTATTGGAGCAGGGTGAAAGCGCAAATAAGGCCATTGATCTCGCAAAACAATTCGTAGAGGAGTGCCATCTTACCAATCAAAAAGTTCAGGCTTTGCAACATGAAGAAGAACCAGTAGAATTGATTAAGACACAATCTCCCCAAACGCTGATTGAGAGAACAATGAGCTTTATTGACGCTTGTAAAAACGAAGGCGAACTAAAGGCTTTTGAATTTATGTCCAAAAACAAACCAGAACTAAAAATGTATTACGACAAAAAACTAAAATCTTTCAAGTGAATTTTAACAAAACTTTAATTAGATCCAGCTCTGTTGGGTACTTGATGACGGAACCACAAGCCAAAGCAGACAAGGACGCAGGTAACTTATCCAAAACAGCAAAGACACACTTGCTTGAAATTTACATTGCAGAAAAGTACGGACGCAGGAAAGACGTACAGACCAAGCAAATGAAAAAAGGAATCCAAGTAGAAGATGATTCGATCGCATTGCTTTCGGAATACATGGGCAATACATTTAGCAAGAACACAGAACGATTCACTAACGATTATATCACAGGGCATCCAGATATTTTGGATCTAAGCGAAAGTGGATTGAAGATATGGGATGTGAAATCAAGTTACGACTTGTTTACATTTTTAGGAAATTTACCAGAAAAGCTAAAGGATTTGTACTATTGGCAATTGCAGTCATACATGTGGCTAACAGGCGCGGTTGAATCGTCAATTGCATATTGCCTTGTAAACACCCCGTTTGGCATCATAGAGCAGGAAAAGAAGTCATTACTCTACAGAATGGATGTTATATCAGAAGAAAGCCCTGAGTACGTCCTAGAGGCTTCTAAATTAGAATTAAACATGATGTTTGATGACATTGATATAAAAGAAAGAATACTTATCTTTCCAGTACAAAGAAACGAGGAGGATATTCAGCTAATCCAAGACAAGGTAGAAAAGGCAAGAGCATACCTAAGTATGATAGAAAACACCCACAAAAACTTTAACAATGAGAGGATCTAATGTGGTAAGTTCCGTACATCACTTAAAAATGGCTAGAGAGCATTTCGAGGATTTTAGACGAGAGTTCCCAGAGGCCATGGGATCAAAACTATTCAAAACATACATAGATAGAATAAACTGGATATTCAAAGATTTACTTGCCTACCCACATTTGACGCAGGCCGTAAGAGATGGATTCAAGGCTGAAATAGAAAGTGATGTATTTGCTATCCCAGCCATAAGCGAAAAAGTAGCCCTATTGAACCCACAACAAAGGGACATAATTGAGGCTACCATAGATGCCATGCTTTCGGGGGTAGAAATAAAAATTTCCGATATTCCATAAATTTCTTAATTTAGTGTTATGAAAGAAAAAATCATAATTGCATTTTTGACATTTTTGCTTTTAGCAAGTGTTTTTGTATTGGTTAAAAAACCAAAAGTTGAAGAAAAAGCATTGACAATTGTTGTAGGCAAGTTTGCTTTCTGTGGGGCATCTGGCGCAAAACCAACTGGGGATACAATAATTGTAGAAGGTAAAAATTTTTTAGAAGGAGTTGCAGCTTGTCCTGTAATGGATGGCCCTTCAATTGCTAATAGAATACTTGTACCAAATCCATTAATCACTCCAGATAGTACAGACAAAACTGTTTGGTCTTATTTCTGGTATTTTGATAGTGTTCCTCAAGCTCCAACATGGGAAAGTTTACCAACAGAAAACCGAAAATTTACTATTACAGCAGAACCAGAAAATAGTATGAGCAATATGTGGTGCATGCCATGTAAGGTATTACCAAACAAAAAAAATGGCGTAACAATAGCAGAATGTTATGGCCCCCTTAATGAATTAGCATTACCATTGCGCAGAGCTGTTAGGGCGCATCCGGGTGAAACATCTATAACACAAGCACCAATTGGATCAACATATTCAGTTGGAACAATAATACCAAAACAATGAAAAAAATAGGCATAATGAATACGCCTGTGGATTTTATCCAAGAAGGGCCGGGCAAAAATAAATCTAAAAAAGTAAAAAATACAGGACTTTCTGTATATGGAGGCGGAATTGAAAAAACTCCTACAGGAATGAGCAATGCTTTTGTTGAATCTGGTTTATCTGAAGATGATTTAATTGAGTATGCTAATAAATATAATTTTCCAACTACATCAAATAAAGAGTTTCAACAAGCTCAATTAAACTATTTGCAATCAATTCCAGAAGGACAAAATATTATAAAAAATATGATGCAAAAGTATGGCATGCCAAAAGCAGGCACTCTTGCAGATGGCATATTAGGTGCTAGAACATTTGAGATAATGAATGCAGTAGAAAACATTACACCTAAAGAACAGCCAAAACCAAAAGAAAAACCTAATCCAGAGGTTCCTCCAAAACAAGAAGACAAAAAGACTGAATATAGTTTTACATGGAGAGATGATAATAAAGAAGGTGGTCAGGATACTTACTATTTCAAAGACAAGGCTTCTTATGATGAGGCATTAAAAAAACAAATGTTTAAAAACAGAGGGTTTTTAAGTTCTACTAAAACAGGACAAGGTTCAAGAGAAAGAGGAGCAAGTGCTTTATTTATAGATAACCCATTTGTTGATAGGTAAGCCTAAATCTTACCGCGGACAAGGAAGATAATATGAAAGTAAACAAACTAGGAGTTGCCAATAGTCTTTGGAATAACATTCGAGCAAAAGCAGGATCAGGTAAGAAACCTACACCAGAAATGCTTGAGCAAGAAAGAAAAATTAAAGCAAAAGAAAAAAAGAAATGAGGCACAAAACACCAGCTTGGACAAGATCTGAAGGTAAGAACCCAGAAGGCGGATTAAACGCCAAAGGAAGGGCTTCCTATAACAGAGAAACGGGTGGTAATTTAAAAGCACCAGTTAAGTCTGGAGTTAATCCAAGACGTGTATCATTCGCAGCTAGATTCGCAGGCATGAAAGGAGATATGAAAAAGCCAAATGGCGAACCAACGAGAAAAGCATTAGCACTAAAAGCGTGGGGATTCGGTTCTGTTGCCGCCGCAAGAGCATTTGCAAACAGACATAAGAAAAAATAAACGATAATATATTTACTTCCCCCAAGTAGCCTCCCCTAAAAAGGAGGTTTTTATTTGTACAAAATTATGTACACTTTTTGGTAAATGTTACAATATGATGTATATTGCATCAAACTGCATCATAATGAAAAAAAGAATTACAATTAGCCTTTCAGAAGAAAGTTACATTAAATTACAACTTCTAGCCAAAAAGAAAAAATGGTCATTAAGCAAAACGGTAGAGGACATTTTAGAAAGACAGATCGCAAAACAGAAACCAGCAGTTCAACACGCAGGAGGGGTTTATGAAAAAAGTAATCCTTAATATAACACCCCAAACTCACGTAAGGGCAACTCAGGGTGATTCAATATTTTTCAGGATACCTAGAGAAAAATTACGCCCATCCGGGTTAAGTAGATTAATAAGACTAGAAAAGTACAACAAGTACAAAGTGGATCTATGCGCAGAAGCTAAGTCAAAAAGATTTGTTCTCCCACCGGTTGGTGCTTCTATAACCTTCTTTATACCAGTCCCACCCTCTTGGTCTAAGAAAAAAAAGAAACTACATCACGGCAGATTCCACCAATCCAAACCAGACATAGACAACTTGCAAAAAGCCTTTTTAGATTCTTTAATGGCAGAGGACAAACAAATAGCTCACTTGGAAGTCCAAAAAAGATGGGTTGACTTTGAAATAGGGTGGATCGAAATCTCTTACAAAGAATACACGGAGGTACTTGACCTACCCTCCTCCAAATAAGCTCTCGCCAAAGACTCGGCGTTTATGAG